AGCGATCAAGGCGGCGCTACGCGGAGGCCATGACGCCACCCTGCTCCGAAAAGGCGCAGAAGTAGGTGAGGTCGTTCTGGTTCTTGAGAACGGAATGCGCGTGATCAAGACCGTGACCGCAACCGAAAGCAACACGAAGGTCACTCATCCGGAGAACGGCAAGGTCTCGAAACCGATGCAGTTCATCGGCCAGCTTGCGGACGAGATCAGCCTGAACCCGATCAAATTCCTCGAATGCAAGCCCGCGGACCGTGCGGATTTTCTTCTGGCGGCCATGCCCCTGGAAGCAAACACCGCAGAGATCGGGGAGATCATCGCCCCGGCGCTTGATGGCCAGAAGGTGACGATCCCCGCCGGACACGCCTTGAAGGCGGTCGACTCGGTCTACGACCAGCTGTTCCAGCACCGCCAGGACATCAACCGGACGCTGAAGGAGAAGAAGGCGACCATCGAGCAATTGAGCGCGAGCCTGCCGGAGAAGGCACAACCTGCCGAAGCGATTCGAGCCGCGATCGCGGAGATGGAGAAGATCCTCGAATGCAAGAAGGGGGCGCTGGTTGAAGCGCAACGCGGAGTGGACCAGAAGCGCTACGCGCTTGAAAACGAGGCGAAGTCATTCTACGCCGAGAAAACGGCCGCCGCGGATCAGGAGTACGCCGAAGCGCTCGCCAAGATTACCGAGAGGCGGGACACCGCCAAGCGCGAGGCGAAGGACGCCGCCCAGGCCATGACCACAAAAGCCCTCCAGGATTGGGCGGCCAGCAAGCCGGAGGATCCGACGATCGCGGACACCGAGCAAAAGATCAGCTCGGCCCGGCAATCGCTCGAAGAAGCCGTCCGGATCCAGAACACTGCGGACGTCGTGGCGAAGATGCAAAAGGAGGCGGACGGTCTCACAGCGAAATCCGACGCGCACACCGCGGCATTGGACGCGCTCATCGCGTACAAAAACGGCCTGCTGAAGAACCTCCCGATCGACGTGGAGATCAAGGACGGGAAGGTTTACCGAGGCGGGATCCCGTATGAAACGCTGAACCTCGCCCAGCAGACGCAGATCGCCGTTGACCTCGCCAAGATCCGGGCGAAGGACCTCGGGCTGATCGTCCTTGACGGAGCGGAAAGCCTGGACAGCGCGACGCTTGCGGCGCTTGAGGACGCGATCGCAAAAACGGACCTCCAGGCTGTGATGACCTTTGTCCGCGACACCGACCTAACGATTTCAACCAAGTAACACAACCGACAACCAAAAAGGAGTGAATATGGTACCAGTATCAACCTTCGCACCAGAGAAAACAAAAACAAGGACTGTTAAGTCGAACAAGCCGCCAGAAAGCGAGCTCCCCGGCATGCCCGAGAAAGACGAGCTCGGAAAGGCCGCGGACCGTTTCAGAGAAGCCAGCGACGCCGTGGCAAAGGCAAAGAAAGCGCTCGGGGACGCCGCCGCGGACCTGATAATCGAGATGCGCCGCGCCAAGCGTTTCCTGATCCCCGTCGACGGCGGGACGCTCGAGCTCAAGCACGAAGCCGCGAAAGAAGTGGTGAAGTTCATCCGAGCGAAGGCGGCATAACATGACACATTCCCTCGCGCTCAGGAAAGAGAAAGACGTCCTCCGGGAGATCCTTCTCTATCTTCGGGCGCGTGGGGTGTTTCATTTTCGCGTCAACTCCACCGGTACCTGGCATCCCGGCCGGAAGATCTTTCTGAAGCCGCCCAATTTGACGCCGGGAGTGGCGGACATCATCGTGCTGAAGGCTGGCCGAATGATCTGCTTGGAAGCCAAGAGCCCTACCGGGAAGCAGAGCCCGGACCAGATTATTTTTGAACGAAACATCAAGGCCAACGGCGGGGAATATTACCTCGTCCGATGCGTCCAGGATGTTCTGAGCGCGGGGATATAGAAGTGAATAACGAAGTAGCGCGTTTCATGATGCAACAGATCGACGAGCGCGTGGCCAAGCGCAAGCGACCGCTTGACATCGTTCTGGCGTGGAGGCTGGACCGCATCCGGGAAGTGGTGGCCGCGGGATATGTCCTGACCGGAGAGCAAGAGCAAACGCTGACCCGAAACTATGAACGCTTCAGCGATCCCGATCGCCTCAAATGGGGTTCGCATGTGAGGATCCGATGACAAAAAAGCAAATCAAGAAAATCAGAAAAGCGATCAGGCACGAACATCAATTCTCGTGCTGGAAAAAAAGGAAAAAATGAAAGTCTGCTCCAGGGACCAAAAAGAGCTCGCGGCCCGCGCAAAGGGCAGGGACTACCGATCCGACGCCGAAGTGAAGCACGGCCTGTGGCTTCTAGCCGAGCTCCGGGCCGGGCGCGTGAAGGAATTCGAGTTTGAAAAAGCGTGGCCGCTTTACGCGGCGAGACCCGAGCTCACCGCGACGTCGGAATTTCGGACTCTTATCGGCCACCACAAGCCGGACTTCACTGTGTGGCTACCCGACGGCCGGACCGAGGTCCATGAGATCAAGGCCGGCAAGGCCACGCAAACGGAAGCCTGGCAACTGCGCCGGAAGCTGTTCGAGGCGAACTATCCGTGGTGCCGGTACCGCGTTTTTGAGTTTGGAATGGAAAAAAGAAAATGGTTCATACAGATGGAGGACGAGTGAATCACGTCGATCTTTTTTCGGGAATAGGCGGCTTCGCCCTTGCAGCCAGAAACACCTGGGGGGGGGCGTACAGGAATATTTGTTTTTGTGAGATCAATAAATACTGCCAATCGGTCTTGCGTAAAAACTTCGGAAAGGAAGTGGTGATTATCGATGATATCAGAAAACTCACGAAAGAATCAGTCGGCGTTGTTACCGACGCCGAATGCGGCAGACCATATACAACGAAAGACGAGCAAAAGTTGGAAAGCAAAAGGCGCAACAAACTTTGTACTAAGCAATCCCGAAATCCTGAATCTGGACGAATTGACCTCCTCACAGGAGGATTTCCCTGTCAACCCTTCAGTCAAGCGGGAAAAAGAAAAGGAACAAATGATGACCGCTATCTCTGGCCGGAAATGTTACGAGTCATACGAGAGTTCAAGCCGACATGGGTCGTCGCTGAAAACGTGCGCGGACTACTTACTATCAGCGAAGGAATGGTATTCGAACAAGTGTGTCTTGACTTGGAAAACGAAGGTTACGAAGTTCAACCGTTTGTTATTCCAGCTTGCGCCGTCAACGCCCCGCACCGCCGGGACAGAGTGTGGATTGTTGCCCACTCACAGGGCGGGAAACCCGGGCAGCCGCCCGAACGGGAAGGGCGGGAAGGTGTTGGCAGAGGAGATTATGAAGGCGGGTCTTCTTCCGACTGCGACGAGTTGCGATCACAAGAGCCGGGGGCCGAACTCCAAGCAGGGCGGGATAGACAAGACGATCAAGATGCTTCCGACAGCGGCGACACGGGACTGGAAAGGCGGGGCGAGCAAGGGTCGGGATTGTCTGGACAGCGCAATAGAAATGGGAGCGACCAAGGGCCAAACTGGTCAGAAAACTGGATTGAAGTTGCAACCCGCTTTTGTGGAGTACTTAATGGGCTATCCGATTTCTTGGACAGATATTTCAACGAAGTAACAACGGAGGAAGATTATGGGGCGGCCATTACTAAAAACGGACTCAAAGAACTGCGGATTTTGCGGGAAGCCATTCAGCCGGAAGAAGTATGGAGCAAATTGGGAGGATGGCACTCGTTGGAAGAAAAGGAAGTTTTGCTCTCGCTCCTGTGCCGAATCGAAGAAAGAGCCTACCAACCGAGCGACCTTCCACATCAGGGCGAGGAAGCACAAGGGGAGGGAGTGCGAGGATTGTGGCTCAACGCTGAATTTAGACGCTCATCACAAAGACACGAATATCAAGAACAACTCGCCCGAGAATATAAAAACCTTGTGCCACAAGTGTCACTTAGCGTTGCACAAGCGATTGCGAAAACTTGGGACATCGTGAAATGCGCTTACGCCGCCGTTGAGGGGTTACCCGGAGAAATGGACGGAGCTGTGCTGTCCAAAGCCGGGCATAGAGTCGAGCGCCTCAAAGCCCTCGGCAACGCGATCGTCCCGCAAGTCGCGGAGCAAATCATGCAAGCGATAAAGGAGACAGAACAATGCTAACGCTCGACGACCAGATCAGGAACTTACTGCCACCGAAATACCCGAGCACGGACCAGATCGTCAACGACAACGAGAAACGCCGGCAGGAGGGCTTCAACGGGGCTGTCAACAAAGCGCACAAGCTCTTGAAGAAGGCGGCCCGCGAGGGAGCGATTATTTTTCCGAAGCAAAAAGGAACGGACCAGAACTCATGAGCCAAGAACTCGAAAAGCGAGTGGCCGATCTCGAGGCCAGGATCCAGACGCATGAGAACAGGCTGAACGCCCTGCTTGATTGTTTAAAAATGTTCGCGGCGAAACGGTATATCGAACTCCCGCCGGAAGGCGGCAAGGTCCGGATCTACAGGATCCCCGTCGCCTACAAGGACGAGGAAGGTCAGATCATTCCGATGGAGTTTTTAACGCCGGACGGAGTAAAAACGCTAACGCACCTGAACGTGTTCTGCATCGAAGAACCCGCGCAAAATGAGGGGCGATGAAGAAGCTAGAAGATTATCTCTACTACGAGGAAAAGAATCCTGACCTTCGTATCTACTTGGGCGATTGTTTGGAGATATTACCATTGCTTCCGAAGGTGGATTTGGTGTTTACTGACCCTCCTTATGGGATAGGCATAGCTGAATGGGATAGTGTAGATTATTATGATTTTCTTTTTACCGAGAGTATGCGTGTCTTGAAAGATGGTTGCTATGCTTTCATATTCTCTACAAAAAAGAATTTGAAACGACCTAATTTTAAGCACGATATATTTGCAGTGGTTAAAAACTTTGCACAATACAGACAGCATCTTGGGATGTTTGATGCTTGGTATCCAATAATATATTTTGTTAATGGCAAGCCAAGAAAACTTCACACAAAAGAGTATAAGGTAAAAAGGAACTGGTTTTTATTGAATACTGCTAATACTTCACGAAATAAGGATAATCCAAAAACTAATAGCAAGCATGAAACTCCTAAAAATATGGATATTATAAATCATATAGTTGATTGTTATTCAAAACAATTTGACACCGTCCTCGACCCATTCATGGGTTCAGGAACAACAGGTGTTGCTTGCAAAGAGTTAGGTAGAAACTTTATCGGCATCGAGATTTCAGAGAAGTATTGCGAGATAGCCAAAAAGCGTTTGAAAGCAACAACCAAGAGTTTATTTTAGACCAGCAAAAAGGAGAGTGAGGGATGAACGTACTGGAGAATAGGGTTGTAAAGATTCGCAAAAAGCAAAAGTGTTTTGGGTGTGCTAGAGAGTTTTCTCCGAAGGCCGAATTACAACTCATAGTTCACGTTGATAACGGAGATTTCTCACGGACATATTGGTGCAAGACTTGCCGAGAATATTGGGCTAAGACAATGGGATTCGACGATGAAATACTTATGGGCGATTTAAAAGCAGAAGACCCCGAAGGCTGGGAAGAAATCAGGAAGAGAACAGAACCAAAACTTTAACGGGAGGCGGATATGGATATTCTGCACAGTCTTAAAGAAATAATCCTTGGCTTCAGAGATGCCGTGATTGTTATCGCTTGCTTGAAGTTTATCATGAACTCTAAGGCAACCCAAGAACTCAAGGGGAGGGGGGAATGACTGACGAGAAGGAAGGTGAACTTGCAAAAGAAACATTCTTACGCAAAGCAAAGACTGAAAGCAACAACCAAGAGTTTATTTTAGACCATCAAACATGAAAGGGAGGAAGGGAGGAAGGCCAGATCATTCCGATGGAGTTTTTAACGCCGGACGGAGTAAAAACGCTAACGCACCTGAACGTGTTCTGCATCGAAGAACCCGCGCCGGTCAAAAAAAACGGAGACCACGTAGAACCATGAAAATAACGTGTTGCATTTGCGCCCACAACCCAATGCGAAGCAAAGAGCGAGCCGCGTGGTTCATGCAGGCGCTTCTTTCCTCTCGGCCGTTCGACCAAGTGATCGTCTGCATCCAGGGCGACTACGACAAGAAAATGGTGAAGATGATGGCTCCGGAGGCCCGCGTCGTTGTTCCCAAGAAACACCTCTGCGCGGAGGAAGCGTTCCTGTTCGCTTCCCAGCACGCCACGAACGACTGGATCACAGTCGGATGCGACGACGACTATTATGCCCCGGACAACGTCCGCGTTCTTCAGCAGAGCAACGTCCAGGAAGGGAACCCCGGCGTGATTTATTTCCCGTACTACGTGATCAAGCCGGAAGAAAAGCCGGTGGGGTTCGGTGTCCACTGGCCGCCCCCGGCGCCTTTTACGATGGAGCAACTCGTCCAGTACAACTTTATTTCGACGGCCGCCGTCGTGCACAAGGACGTGCTCAAGAAAACAGGCGGGTGGCGCTACCGGGACGACGAGGCCGGGGACTGGTCCCTGTGGATCCGCGCCAAGCGCGAGGGCTTTCCGTTCGCGTACTTCCCGCTCCCGCTTTATTATCAGCGCTTTTTTTCAACCTCCGGATTTCAACAGCAGGTAGCCCGCGTCGGCATTGACGTAATCACAAACAGAGTAAAGGATCTCGCAAATGGAACCAAGTAACGGACAAGAACCGAAAGTATTCATCGCGTTACCGTCGTACAATGGACAAAGCGCCAGCAAACAGCTATACAGCCTTTCCGCGATCGTGAAGAAGGGGTGGCTCGTCGCCTCGACGGAATTCTCAAGCCTCGCGCACAGCTTCAACCGCATGTGGGCGGACTGTCTGAACCGAAAGAGGACCGAAGGATTTACTCACTTCGTGATGTGCCACGCCGACATCGTCCCGGCGGGGAACTGGATCCAGACGCTTCTCGACGAAATGAAAACGCACGACGCAGACATTATTTCTGCCATCAGCCCGATCAAGGACCACCTCGGCATAACGTCCACCGGCCGGATGCGCCCGGACGTCAAATGCATCGAGCGCTTCACGATGCACCAGGTTTACCAGCTCCCCGAGACCTTCACGTTCCCGGACATCGTCCTGAACACCGGATGCATGTGCGTGAACCTCGCCTTCCCGTTCGTGGAGCAACTGTTCTTCCGGTTCCAGGACTGGATCGAAAAGAACGAAAAGGGCGAGTTTGTCGCCCGCACCGTATCCGAGGACTGGCTCTTCAGCGCGGACGCCGCGTCGATGGGGGCCAAGCTCTACGCCACGCGCAAGGTCAAGCTCGAGCACATCGGAACGATGCACTTCGGCACCCACGGACCGTGGGGGCAATGCCAGAGAGACCCGAACTTCCCGGACAGCGTGATTGACCAGGCGATCCAGCTTCAAGGCCCGCAGAAGTAAATCATTGTCCCGTAGAGGGTAATCTAAAGACGGAGGGAAAACGAAATGGCTCGCTCCATTCACAACTGTCCGTTCTGCGGGAAGAAGTTCAAAACAAAAGAGATCCTGAAAAAGCACATCGCCACGAAAGAGCGAGCGCAGATCGTCGCCCTAGGACGTGGAAAATGACGAGCCCCGACGAAGCCTGGAAGATGGTCGAAAAAAACAAAGGTCTCGTCGTTACGGTTCTGCAGGATCAATTCGGATGGGTGACGGAACGCGCCAAGACAGGGGCTATGGATTGGGAGGATTACTTCTCCGCCGGCGTGTACGGGCTCTACCGCGCCGCTTTGAAGTTTGACCCGGCCCGAGGGTGCACCTTCAGCACCTACGCGTTCCACTGGATCCGGCAAGCGATCTCCCGAGCCTTCAGGACCCGCGGCTTTAGAGCCGTGAAGGTCCCGTGCTGGGCATTTGACCGTCTGTCCAAGCTCCAGCGGAAGCACAAGGACCGGTTCGGTTCATGGATCACGAAAAACGGGAGCTGGGAGATCAAGGCGGCGCAGAACGCGCTCTCTGATTGCGTCTACCTGGACGAGGACTTCACGACGAAGGAGGGGCATGAGCACAGCTACGACGAAGCGATCCTGCTGTGCCCGGACGGGAAAGCGAAAGCGAAGATTCAGGACGAGGACAAGATGAGAATCCTTCTCGCGGCGCTCCGGGAGCTCGCCCCGCGGGAGCGCGAGGCGCTTATGCGTTTTTTCTCGTTCAACCGGGACACCGGGGCGGTGAGTGCGTTCTCGATCGCGAAATCCATGAAGATCAAGAAAGAGAGCGTGTTCCGGGAGAAGCGCCGTGCCATAAAAAAACTACGTGCCATTTTTGAAAAGCAAGGAATCACTTCAACCGACATGCTGGGGGAATTATGAGTGAGTGGGACTTCAGGAAAATGTGCATCAACGTCGAGGAATACGAATTCAGCCTGCGCCAGTTCATGAAGCTGGCAGAGCCGGCGCACCTAAACTTTGGGCTCGAGGTCGGGACCGGATGGGGCGTTTCCGCCGATCTTTTCCTCACCGAGAACCCGGAAGCGCACCTGATCTCGGTGGATATTGACCAGACCCGGCCCGCGATCCAGGCCCTGGCCGAGAAGCACGGCGCCCGGATCTTATGTGTCCCGCCCGGCCCTCTCGTCGCGCACGTAAACCCCGTGGACTGGCTCTACATCGACGGGGACCACAGCTACGAGGGAGCCCGGCGCGACATTCTGCTCTTTGAGCCCTGTCTGCGCCCCGGAGGGATCCTCGTGATTGACGACGTGTACGGAACGAAGTACCCGCAACCGGGCGTCCTTCCGGCCGTAAACGAGCTGATCAAAAAAGAAAACTACTGGCCCGCGATCATTATCGGAAGCGAATCCGGACCCGTCGCATTTATCAAAAGGAGCTGACGCATGCAAACGACCGACCTGCAATGGAGCACCACCAAGCTACGAATCAACGACCTCGTCCCGTTTGAAGGGAACCCGCGCCAGATGACCGACGCCCAGGCCGTCCAGCTGAAAGCCAGCCTCGAGAAGTTCAACCTGGTCGAGATCCCGGCTGTCAACACAAACGGAAAGATCCTCGCCGGGCACCAGCGCCTGAAGATCATGCAGATCCTCGGCCGCGGCCAGGAGCTCGTCGACTGCCGGATCCCGAACCGAATGCTCACGCCCGAGGAAGAACGGGAGTACCTCCTGCGCTCGAACAAGAACACCGGGGAGTGGGACTTTGACGCCCTCGCGAACTTTGACGAGGAGCTTCTGAAAACGATCGGCTTCAGCTCCAAAGAGCTCGACCGCATCTTTGACCTGAAGGGGGGCGATGAGGACGACGTCCCGGACGTGCCGGCAACCGCCCGCGCCGAGAGAGGAAAGATTTACACGCTTGGAAAGCATCGAGTGATGTGCGGGGACTCCACGAATGCCGGGGATGTCGATTTGCTGATGGACGGGAAGAAAGCGGATATGGTGTTTACTTCCCCGCCTTACAATGTCGGAATAAAATATAGCACCCATGACGATAATATGCCGATTGAAAAGTATTTTGATTTTATACGTGCGGTAGCTCAAAATATGTTCGATTCGTTGAATGATGGTCGTATTATCGCTTGGAATGTTGGAGTATCCCCGAAGTCAATGCCCCACAAACACATCACAATGCTTGAGGGAATAGGATACACACTTTTTCGGAATATTGTATGGAAGAAAACAGGGTGTCAAATTCCACTATGGCAGAACAGCAAGAAAAACCCTCAAGCACGACACTATCTTCCGAATTATAACCACGAAATGATCTATCTTCTTTCAAAGGGTGATGTCCAACTAGGTGAAATTACTGAAATGGATGACGAAATTCAAATGGACGTTTGGGATATATGTCAATTCTCCGCAGGAGGACACGATCACCCAGCAGGATTTCCTGTCAAACTGGCTGATAAGGCAATCAAAGCATTATCCGCAAAGGATGAAATTATTCATGATCCTTTTTGTGGCTCCGGCTCCACGTTAATCGCTTGCGAACAAACAGGGCGCATCTGCTACGGCATGGAAATAAACCCCAAGTATGTGGACGTCATCATCGAACGCTGGTGCACCTTTACCGGGAACGACCGGGAAGCGGTCTATGCCAGGGCCCAACAGCCAGAAAAACAGCCGTGAAACAGTTATGAGAGAGAACCCAGCAGAGCACCTGAAACCGTACCAATTCAAGCCAGGGCAGAGCGGAAACCCAACCGGCCGGCCGCCGGAAGCGCCTGCCGAGCTCAAGAACTACACGAAAAAAGAGATCGCGGTAGTTCTGTGCCGGATGATGAAAATGACGGTCGACGAGCTCGTCCGCTTCAGCAAGCGCCCGGAAGCCACAGTCCTCGAAGTGACCATTGCCAGCGTGATCCGGGAATGCATGAAGAAGGGGGACTTCCACACCCTGGACAAGATGCTCGAGCGCGTGATCGGAAAGGTCCCGCAAAAGACAGAGCTCACCGGGAACGAAGGGGAGCCGTTCTTCATCCCGCCTGCCGTGTTCGCTCCGGTGCGCCCGTCGAAAGCGGCGGAGCCGGAGAAACCGAATGATCCCTGAAAAGATCGAATGCGAATACCCAGAAGTTTTCCATCCCTTCTTCGCTGAGCCCAAGCGCTACAACGTCGCGGAAGGCGGCCGCGGGAAAGGCGCGAGCTGGACCATTGCCAGGAAGCTCCTGATCGAAGCGTCGAGATCCCGCCAGCGCGTCCTCTGCACCAGGGAATACCAGAACTCAATCCGCGATTCCGTGCACCGCCTGCTCGTTGACCAGATCTACGCCCTACACCTTGAGGACTTCTTCACGATCTTCAAGGACTCGATCATTTGCCCGATCTTCCGCTCCGAGTTTATTTTTAAGGGCCTGCACACCGCGATCCAGGAGATCAAATCCCTCGAAGGAATCACCCGGTGCTGGGTGGAGGAAGCCGAGGCCGTGAGCGAATACTCGTGGACCGTGCTGATTCCAACGATCCGAGCCCAGGGCTCGCAGTTTTACGTGAGCTACAACCCGGAGAGCGAGAACAGCGCGACTTATATCCGGTTTCACAAAAACCCGCCGCCGGACAGCAACATCGTGTTCTCGACTTACGCCGACAACCCGTGGTTCCCGGAAACCTTGCGCCGGGAGATGGAGTACGACAAGCGCGTCGATTACGAGAAATACGAGCACGTCTGGCTCGGGCTCCCCAAGACCTACGGGGAAGCGCTTATTATGCGAGGTAAAATAAAGGTGGAAGCGTTCGAGACCCCGCCGGACGCGCAACTGCTCTTCGGCGCGGACTTTGGCTTCTCGGTCGACCCGACCGTGCTCCTCCGTTGTTTTATCAAGGGGACCAAGCTCTTTATCGATTACGAGGCATACGGGCACGGCATCGAGCTGATGGAGCTCGAGAACTTCTTCCTGACCGTGCCGGAAAGCCGGAGGACGCTCGGCGGACCGAAATGGGAGATCCGGGCGGACAGCGCACGGCCCGAGACTATATCGCTCCTAAAGCGCCAGGGCTTTAACATTGTCGGCGCGGAGAAAGGGAAAGGATCCGTAGAGGATGGCATTCAGTTTTTGCGCTCTTTTGAGGAAGTTATCATCCACCCCAGGTGCAAGGGAACCATTAGTGATTTCCAGAACTGGCGCTGGAAGCAGGACCGGATCACGGGGCGAGTTATCCCGATCCCAGCAGAGGGCTCGGACCATAGCCCTGACGCATGTCTCAAGGGAGATTCAATGATTATCACAGAATCAGGTGAGAAGGCAATTAAAGACATAAAGGTCGGAGAGAAGGTTCTTACTCGCGCAGGATTCAAGCGCGTGGAATGGAGCGGAGCCTCGAGAAAGAACGCTGAAGTTTTGGAGATCAAAACAGAATCTGGAAAGGCGATAACATGCACCCCAGACCACAAAATATGGACAAAAGATGGATTTATTCGAGCCGATGCGGTAAGATACGGACATGAGCTTTTAACCGTATCGGAGGAAACACCATGGCAAAGAATGAAAAGATTATTTTTGAAGGTCGCGCATATCGTCGCTACCCGGATGCGAAAAAATGGACTGACAGAGTGTACTTCCGAAGATCAGGAGGGTTTAATCTTCACCGGGCAATATGGGAAGCTAAAAACGGACCAGTTCCAAAAGGCCACCAGATCCACCACAAAGACGGAAATGCGCTCAACAACGAAATATCAAACCTTGAATGCATCCAAGCAAAAAAACATCTTATGTGGCACGGAGCAACGGAACGAAGCAAAGCGGCCGCAAGAAAAAGCCTCGACAACGTTCGGCATCTTGCGGCGAAGTGGCACGGAAGCAAAGAGGGACGAGCGTGGCACAGCAAGCACGCCGTCGAAGTCGCAAAAAAAAGAAAAGTTCATCAGCGCAGATGCTCTCAATGCCTTAAGCCGTATGTCGTATGGGTCGGGCAAAGGTCAAGGTTCTGCTCTAACGCATGCAAATCAAAATGGCGTAGGTGGAACAGAATCGACGAAGTTGTCGCCAACTGCGCCGTTTGCGGGAAAATCATCCAGTTCAACAAATTCAAGAAAGTCGAGACTTGTGGCAGATCGTGTGCTAACCGTCTCCGTGCTCTCCGAAAAAGAACCTGAAGTCTACGACCTCACCGTAAAAGACCAGCCCGAGTTTTTTGCAAACGGGATTCTTGTCCATAATTGCAGATACGCTCTTGAACGATACATGAAAAAGAAAACCACGATCTACGACGCACTAGCGAGGAAATCATGAAAAAGATCCGACGAGCAAAGAACGCGAAGGTGAAGGCAGTAAAGGGCGCGAACCGAGTGAGGGCGCTCCGAAACGCCTACAGCCCAAGCCCGGCCAACGACATGCTCTCCGGCGTGTTCGGCGGATTCATGGGCGGGAACCAGGCGCCGCTTTCAAACCCTTACGGCATGTCGTATGACGCGAACTTCTCGCCGCTCTCCCTGAACCGGATCCTCCTGAGCTATACCTATTTTACTCACGGCCCGATCCAGACCGCGATCGATCAGCCGGTCGAGGACGCGTTCAGAGGTGGACTAGAACTGACATGTGACGAGCTGGACTCCGAGGACCTGAAGCGCCTGAATGATTACATGAACCGGCACATCATTCCCGTGCTGAAGGATGGCATGCGCTGGGCGAAGTTATTCGGCGGGGCCGGACTGATCCTGAACACGGACCAGGACCCCGAGACCGAATTCAAGCCGGACAGCCTCGGGCAGAATGATCTCTTTGCGTTGATCGCCGCGGACCGCTGGGAGCTGACGCTGAACTATGCCGCCATTTCCAAGAGCGAGACCCCGTACAACTACTACGGCCAGAAGATGCACAAGAGCCGGGTGCTCAAGATCAACGGGAAAGAAGCTCCTAGCTTCATCCGGGCCCGGCTCCAGGGCTGGGGCATGTCCGAGATTGAGCGCATGATCCGCCCGGCCCAGGCGTTTCTCAAGAACGAGGACCTGATCTACGAGCTCGTCGACGAAGCCAAGATCGACGTGGTGAAGATCCAGGGGTTCAACGACCAGCAACTCTCCGGGCTCGCGCAATCCATGACGAGCGAATTCCTGCGCGTGGCCGCCATGACGAAGAACTTCCACAACATGCTCGCGATCGACAAAGAGGACGACTACGACCAGAAGCAGATCAGCTTCTCCGGCTTGCCAGAGATCCTAAACCAGAACAGGATCAGCATGGCCGCGGCCGCAAGAATGCCCGTGACGAAACTCTTCGGGCTTTCCGCCTCCGGCTTCAATTCGGGCGAGGACGACATCGAGAACTACAACGCGCTGATCGAAAGCGAGGTCCGGGGCCAGGCGACCGAGATCCTTCTTGAAGTGATCCCGCTCGCGTGCCGCGTCCTTTTCGGCTTCGCGCCAGACGTGGAGTTTAAATTCAAGCCCCTCCGGATCCTGTCGACCGAGCAAGAGGAAACGGTCAAGACGAACAAGTTCAACCGCCTGTCTGCGCTTTACAGCCAGGGCATTCTGAACCCTGTCGAATACTGCGAAGCCCTGAAGAAAGAGGGCATTTTTGTCATGGAAACGGAAGTCTCGAAGGGGATCAAAGACCCCGAGGTTCCCATGAGCTCCATGAGCACCGACCAGCCTCAGGACTCCGCACGCGAGGAAGCGCCCAAAGGCAACAGCAAGCGGAGGTAACCGATGCCCCCACACTCAGCGGGATTTATGACGTTTTACTTCCTCGGGAACCACAACCGCGCCAGCTATTTTTTATACCAGGCCCGAGGCGAACTCCGAATCATGCGGAGAGGCTAACCCATGCCCCAGCGCCGCCTAAAGCCAATCATCGACAAGGACCGCTACTCCGACGAAATCATCAAGGAGCTCGACTTCCACCTTTACGATTTGATCTACCGCCCACTGCTTGAGCTTTTGGAGGACGAGACCGGGCTTGAAGTGAAGTGGAACACCAAGAAGGGCCTGATCGCCGCGCTCCACGGCGGGAAGATACAGTACCGGGACGAATACTTCATCGGTGAGTTTTCTTCGTCGATCTCAAAGACAATTCGAGACATGGGGGGGGCCTGGGACAAAAACAGAAAAGCGTTCAAACTTAGCCTGGCCGCCCTCCCCATCGAAATTAAAGCCGCCGTTTCAGCGAGCAAGCTCAAGACCGAGCGCGTTCAAAAACAGCTTGAGCTCGAGCTCGACCGGATCGAGGCCGCCAACGACCAGCTCGAGACCTATCAGATCCCGTTCGGGCCCCACGTCGAGAAGATCCTGCAGGAACTGGACAGCCAGTTCCAGAAGGTGACGCCCAAAGACATCATGATCGAGCCCCAGCTTGACGGCGGCGTCGCGGAACGCTTGCAAGAGCAATACAACAAGAACCTGAATTATTACATCAAAGGCTGGCGCAAGGACGCGATCTACCGGCTCCGCGAGAAGATGGAGGAAAACGCCTTCGGCGGGTTCCGAGCAAAGCGCATGGTCGACACGATCCAGAGCGAGTACGGCGTGACCAAGAACAAGGCGAAGTTCCTCGCAAGGCAGGAAACGTCGCTGTTGCTATCGAAATACCGCCAGGAACGCTACGAGAAGATCGGGATTGGCCGATACGTGTGGGTGACGAGCCACGACGCCCGCGTCCGGCACCGACACAAGGACCTGGACGGCCGCATTTTTTCCTGGGACAATCCGCCCATCGTGGACCAAGCCACCGGCCGGCGAGCGAACCCAGGCGAGGACTTCAACTGCCGGTGCGTCGCCCAGCCAGTCTTTGACGACGACTAAAGATTCCGCCCGTCAAAAATAACATCCCCCGGCTTCAGACTTTCTGGATTATTGTGAATCCTGCGATGCGCCGCCTTGCCATTCAAAACCATAAGGTTCTCTAGGCGATCATCGTTTTTCTTTTCGTTCCGATGATGGACAATCTCGTCGGGGTTTAAGGTCCTGCCAAGATGCTTTTCGACGACAAGTCGAGCCTTCGGAAGGTAACGGTAATTTCCTTTTGTTTTCTTGAGTATAACGCCTAGTAACCAAAATGCAAGCATGAAATCGTAGGGTATCCAATGGGTATCCATACCCACAAGGACAAGGAAACGGACAAGGACAAGGATAAGGATAAGGACATAAAGGGGGGTGCAGGGGGGAAACCAACCCTGGACGAGGTAATATAAAGGCGGAGGGACAAACCATGCGCTTAATCCTACGCAACGCAAAGACCACAACCGAAGGAAAGACCTACACAGCACAATTCTGGACCCCTGGGCTTGTCAGCTATTGCGACTCAGGTGCTGGCGTCGCGCTTCTCCGAAAAGAGACGATGGACGCGATGCTCCCGTCCTTCGTCGGCAAGCCCGTCACGATCGAGCACGTCGAGGGATCCCCGGAAGAAATCGAGAACGCAGGAAAGGCCGTCGGCAAGGTCACAAAGGCGTATTGGAACCCGGACACGGGATGGTACAACTGCGACTTTACCGTTGAAAATGACGAGGCAAAAACAAAGGTCGAATCTGGATGGTCGGTATCTTGCGCCTTCGACGTCTCGGAACAAACAGGGCCGGGAGGCGAATACAACGCAATTCCATACCAAGAGGAAATCACCTCGGGAACCTTTACACACCTCGCGCTCGTGGAGAACCCGCGCTATGAGGACTCCAAGATTTTCAGAAACCACAAGATGCGGCTCAACGCCAAAGGAGTGAAGATGAACAAGAAATACGCCGTCGGAGATCGCGTCGAATATCGAGGTACAATCGGAACCGTAACCGGTTATTCTGGCGAAATTGTAGTCATAGATTACGACAAAGGTGGAAGCGCCCATGTTGCAGAAAACAACCCCGACCTAAAAATGCGAGGTGATTTGACTCCATTCGAGGGATCCAAAGAGAACGCAAAGACCGTCCTGATCTCGATTCCGTACCGCCTGCTTGAACGCGACGATGACAAGAACCCGGACCAAGAACTGCAAGCCAGGGGACTCCGGAACGTCGGCGGCGGGGGTGGCGTGGCAGATTTTGAATTCAACGGGACGGAGAGCCAGGCGGCCGCGATCGTAAAACAGGTGCTCGGGACCGTGAGCGGCGTGGATATTGGGATGATGAACTCCAAGGCCGCGCAGATGATTGTCCCGAAGCAGAACGACTCGGCCTCCGACTTCGGCACGATCCTCCGCGAGATCAAGGAACAGCTCTACCAGATGGCGCAGGCGCTCGGGAGTAAGTTCTCGGGGAAGGAGAATGCCGCGCCGGGGGAGAACGACAGCATCAAATGGGAAGTGGATGAAAGCGGTGAGAGGTATTTTACTGATCCGGTTTTGAAACGAAAGGTTTACGAGAAAAATCTTCGGAACCCAGAAAAGGTGGCGATGGAACGTCTGAAGCAAACGCACCCTGACCTTTACGAGAAGCGACTGAACGCGAACGCCGGGGAACCGTACTCGGTCGAACCGATCAAGAAAAATTCGCGTGTTATACTCAAGCCAGGAAAGAGCAATTCTACCCAGGAGAAAAAGCCAATGTTCGGACTCTTCAAACGGAAATCAAAAAAGAACGATCAAGAAGCCGCACCCGAGAAACTCCCGCTCGAACAAATCGACGTTGAGATCGATGGCGTCGCCGTTCCTCTTTCCGAACTCGTGACCGGGTACAAGGCCGAGCAAGCCGAGATCGCTGAGAAAGCGAAGCTCGAGCAGGCCCAGGCCGCCAAAGAAGTGACTGAAGCCCCGGCCCCGGAAGCAAACGCCGATAACACCGCCCCCGAGGACCTGAACCTTGAGAGCCAGGAATTCAGCGTCGAGGACGGATCCCGGTACAACATGACCGAGCTGGTCGACTCCTACAATCGCCGGAAGGCCGCGAAGTGCAATGCGGAAGCAGACGCGAAGGCGAAGGCCGAAAAGGAAGCGGCGGAAAAAGCCGCGGCCGACGAAGCCGCCAAGAAGAACGCCTCCGAGACCCCGGAACAAAAGGCTGAACGCGAAGCCAAAGAAAACTCCGAGAAGGACGCAAAAGAAAAGGCTGACAAAGAGGCAAAGGAAAACGCCGCCGCCGAGGAAGCCAAGAAAAAGGCGGACGAAGAAGCGGCCGCAAAGGCGAAAGAGAACGCCAAGAAGGACCCGAAATACTTCCACAAACTGAACGATCTGAAGAACGCCGGGGAAGTGATCACCGGCAAAGCGATCGAGACCTTGTCCGACAAGATCGAGCGCGGGAACGCCCGGTACGGCTCGAAGAAAAAATAACAGTTTTTGAAATCAAAACCTAAAAAAGGAGATTCACGAAAATGACCATTTCCACGCAGATGAACCAGATGGCGCAAACCCCTCTCAAGGCCCAGCTCGCGGCGATTTTTAACGCGAACACGCTCCCCGTCATGATCGATCCGGAGCAATCCGGAACGCTCTATGCCGGCGATTTCGTGAAGCTCGTGAACGCAACCGGGAAGAACATTCTGGTTCAGAAGGCCGCGGCGACGGATTCCCCCTTCGGCGTGATCATTTTCACCCCCAAGAAGCAGAGCTATGTGGCCGGTGACGCCGTCGAAGTGGCGTGCGACATGTCGGTCGTGTTCTTGGAAAGCGCGGGCGTGATCGCTCGCGGTGCGAACGTTGAGTTTTACCCGACCGGGAGCAAGGTGCTATCGACGGGCGGCGTGAACCCGGTCTGCGGTATCGCCCTCGACAACGCAACGGCCGCTGGACAGCTGATCCGCGTCCTTTGCCGCACCAGCCCCGTGACTGGCGTTTTCACAAGCTCCGTCCAGGCTCTGAACGGCGCGGCCGCAACCGTTGTTATTGACCCGACGGAGGGCGGTGTCTGCACGATTGCCCCGACCCTTAACGCCACGATCAACGCGGCGTCCACCCCGGCCGGTATGCCTTTAAACCTGATCGTAACGAGCCCCGGCAAATCGGCAATCCTGACCTTCGGGACCGGCTTCAAGACTGCCGGAACGCTGAACACCGGAAACACGAACGCGAAGGTGTTCCAGCTTGCCTTCACTTCGGACGGAACGCAGTTCGTCGAACAGAGCCGGACAACCGCGCTCTAAGCGGAGCCCGACTTAAAGATTTGAATTGAAACTTAAAAAAAACAAAGGAGAAACAACCCATGCTGTTAATCAACTCGAAGCTCCCGTTCAAGGATTTTCAAGAGGAATACCACAAGAAGTACCAGAACTCCCGGTCCTTGCGGGGCGCCAGCGTGATGAACGCGACGGGCGACTCGATCGATCAGAGCTCGATGGGCTTCCAGTACGCCATCGACACGATGACGTACATCGTCAAGAAGATCACGGAGCAAAAGTTTTATGAGATCGCTCCGGCCGATTTTGTTCCTCTTTCCGTCGGCGAGGGATCCTTTTCCCTTACGCTTCTCCACAACCTCGTGGTGAACAGCTCCGGGGACTTCGAGCAGGGCGATTTGAACCAGGGATCCGGAAACGCGAAGCTCGAGACCGCGGACGCCGCAGTCGCTCCGTTCAGCCGGAAGGTGAAAAGCTGGGCGAAGGCTGTCGGTTACACGCTGATCGAAGTGGAGCAGGCGCTCCTGGCGAACAACTGGGACGTTGTGGAAAGCCGCCAGAAGGCCCGCAAAAAGAACTGGGACCTCGGTATTCAGAAGATCGCGTTCCTCGGCCACGGCTCGGACAGCGCGGTCAAGGGGCTCCTGAACCAGAGCACCGTGAACTCGAACACCCAGCTGATCACGAAGTCGATCAGCACGATGAACACCTCCGAGTTTTCCGCCTTCGTTGCCGGAGTTATCGGCGCGTACCTCACGAACTGCAACAAGACCACGATGCCGGACACGTTCGTGATGCCCTTGGCGGATTACGTCGGTCTCGCGGTTCCCGTGAGCGAAACGTACCCGAACGTGATGAAGATCGACTGGCTCGAGACCGCGTTCAAGAAAATCGTTCCGGGCGGCGTCAAGATCATGCCCCTTGCTTACGCTGAAGCCGCACAGAACAAGGACGTCCTCGGCGGGAACGGCAAGAACCGCTACGTGCTCTACAAGAAGGACGAGGAAACGCTCCGGATGGATATCCCGGTCGACCTCACGACCACGCAACCGAACACGGTGAACAACTTCCAGTTCCAGGATGCCGGGTACGGCCAGTACACTGGCGTCGGCGTCATGCGTCCTTTGGAAGTCCTGTACTTTGATTACAACGGGTAAGGAATCGACCCGCGCTTAAGCGCACTCGGGGGGTGGCCGTAGTCGGTGCGGTCACCCCCTTTTTTTTCAACAGATCACCGACAAAACAGATAACAAGGAGAACCGACACATGGGCACAAAACTCTACGTAAAAAGCCAGCGCTCGTTCAGAATCCCCGCCGAAAGCATCATCGAGGGCGGGCGCCTGGGGACCGACAAAAAGTTCAACGGATACATCGACCCGGACACGATCGTCGAAGTGACGGACTCGCAGGCCAAGCTCCTGAAAGCCGGATACCCTGACGAGTTTATGGACCTGGCCGAGCTCGCAAAAGCGACCCCGAGAGAGAAAGCGAAGCTCCCAGAGAAGGTCGT